TGAATGATGTTGACACTATTGCCTCCACCACCGTCAATTAGAACCGTACTCTTCGCACCCGCGACTGCGCTGGAATCATTCTCTATGTTTACGGTGTTGTTGTCTGTGTTTACCGTCACGTTTGATATCGTGAACCCCTCGGCCTTTTGCGTGATCGTATTGTTATCGCCTGTGATGGTGTTGTTTAATGTTGAACCAGTACATATACCACTGACACCGCATTGCATGTTGATGGTGTTGTTATCACCAGTAACGAGTGAAGACGCGGTTACACCATCACCTTGAACATTAATGCTCATGAGGTTGGTGTTACCGATCTGGTCAATCGTGACAGTATTATTTTGCCCGTTGAATATTGCTTTGTCGGTAGAATTTCCAATCACATTCGAGTTGCCTGTTTGAGTCATAGTAATTGTAGAACCACTACCGATCTGGTCTACATACACACTATTGCTCGCGGCGTTTGCATATTGAAACATAACCAAGAATGACAAAATAGTCAGACTTGAAAGTCTCATTTCCTTTTACCTCTTTTTGATACTCCAGAGCTTCTTTTTGGCTCCCTCTTTTATCATATCTGCTACTGCTGCTTCGATTGCTATTCTTACTGCATATGTTGTTGGCTCGTTAACTGCTGTTCCAGCTTCGAACTCTACAGACTTAGTCCCAAGATCGATGAATTTTAACACATTCGCGCCCGCGCTCGTACTTAGGATAGTTTTCGATGCGCCTGTAGATAATAGCACCTCACCTGTGTTAATAGATATCAAACGCATCACAACAGTTATCTCGTCCTTACGATACTCTTGGTTTGCTCCTATCCCTAGAAACCTAGCACCGATACCTCCTGTGCCAACATTCGAATCATAACCAACTATCCCACCATCTATCATAATCCCTGCAACTGTTAATGGCGTTAATGGTTTGGCTTGGTCTTTTTCGTATAGCTCACGCTGACTGCGAATGAGCTGACGTTCCTTGACCAGATTCTCAAGCGACGCACGTTCTACGACTCGAAACCACTTTCCTTTTCCTGCATCCTGTAAAGCTTTGATAAGGAAAACCTCACCTCCCTGTGTTACAGCAGAACTTAGACTAGCGAAGTTTGTTGCTGGCTTACGTTGCCCAGTCATATCAGGGAAACGATAAACTGCGATAGGGATAATGTCGCCGTCTACGCCTTTCATGTTAGCTAGTTCATTGAAACGCTTATTCGTAATGATTTCTGGTTGTTCGGCAGCAACTTCGATACTTTCTTTCGTTGCTAGTTCTGGAACACAACCAGCTAACAATAATCCAGCAAGAACAACACCATACTTCACCATGCTAAACTCCCGTATGGGACGATAACTTCTGTAACGCTACCGACCGCATCGGTTATTCGTAATGTAATCTGCGAACCGTCTGACGACCACTGGACATTATTAGTCGCTATGCTAAATGTGCCAGAAGTAGCACCATTATCAGCAAACAGTTGCTCGGCTATTTTCTGTGAGAGTGTAGCATATACACGGCTCTCGAGGTTGTTGATAAACTTCGCAAGGTTCGTATTCTTAGCATCGGATGCAGCCTTAGATGCTGCTGCTTTTATGTCGTCATCGATTTGTTTGCGACGGGTCGCTTCTAGGTTCTCAATCGTTAGGACATGCGAAGAATAGCCCACACCGCTAAATGCTGGGCTTTTGAAACCGAACTGTAGCTCTGTTGCTAATGCGTTACTGCTTAGGAGGATGCTCAGCACTATGATCGTGCATCTGTTCATATTTTTGTTCCTCGATTTGCTGTCCTCGTAATGTCAACACTACGTTAACCTTTTGATTCAGACGAATAAGGTCGTTGTCTAGCATACGAATACGATCAATCAACGCTATAAGTACCGTGTTAGCTTCTGACAGAATAGGCTTAATTTCTTGAGTAGCCCATTTCCATACATAGAATATGAGATATCCCATTCCGCCAGCGGCAACGATAGGAAAACCATATTTGTTAATCATTTCCACCAAATCACCAGCCATCAATCTCTCCTTGCGTCGTTTTTACCGTCCGCGCGAGCGATACGATCAGTGTCTGGCTTAATACCTAGAGCATTTGACACGAGCGTGTCAATACGGATAACATCATGGTTCATGGTCTTAACACGATTGTCAAGAGCAGTAATAATTCCGCTCATACCCTTGACACTTGACATCACACCCGCTAGAATGAACTTAAGAGTTAGAAATACGAAATAGCCAGCGGCTATTGACGATGCAATAGGAAATCCCACTTCAGCCACGAGTTTAAAAAAATCCATAACAGCCCCCTTTTGGCTATTTATATTTTATACCCAAACACCTCTTCGAAACTCTGATTTCGTGATCTATCTAAGGCTTTCGTTATGTTAGTGAACTCGGTAAACTCGCATGTTTTATCAGACAATATCTGCGTTTTTAGAGACAATAGCTCTTGCGTCACGAACCTGCATTTTGGATGCTTACTAAGTTTTTCTACAGAGTTATCAATCTGTTTGATAGCCTTCACTCTCAATTCAAAATTCAAATTGTTAACTTTTAGCTGATTAGGATGACGAATAGACCTAGCAGTCCATGGTAATAGTCTATTAGTCTTAGTTTCTAACTCTAGGTAAAAATCAACTAATCTCTCGAAATCTAAAATAGTATATGCGGTGATAGTGCTGTGGATATTAAACCTGAAAGGATATTCTAGATATTTGTTTATGTTAGATACGACTGTTTCCCAGTCGGTTCCGTATCTCTGATATTCCGCAACTTTACCGACAGCATCTATGCTCATAGAAAGCTGCATTGTTTTGAATTTCGTTAGCATATCAAACATAGTCTTATTGAATACACTACAGTTCGTAAATATGCGTAGGGAAATATTGGTATTGCGTTCGGTTCGTATTAGGTGATCTAGTAATTCATAATAGCGTTTTATTAGAAAAGGTTCCCCACCCGTCAATATCAATGTCTTAACATTTTCCGCTATCTTCAGAGTTTGTTGCCAGTTTTCTTCAGACATAGTTTGTTGTGTAGAAAGATTATAGTATTGCTGAAGCTCAACATTATCTCGTATCTCTCTTTCGAATTTGACACTGTCGTCAGCATTACACATTCTACAGGCAAAATTACACAGATTGCTTTCTCTTATTTCTAAGTGTTCAACAACCTTATCAGGTAACGAAAGCACCGTAGATTCATCATAGTCTGGATAAAGGTGAGCTATACCATTACGAACCGTCTGTAATCCTTTCTGCTCGTTCGACCAACAACCAACGCATTGTTGAGGAACTTTTGTCATAGACTCAGCTTTAAGTGTTTTTCTTTGTTCTGATTCTAGAAAAGCATTAGGTGAAATGTTCGTAGGGATAGCGACACAGCAAGATGATGTACTGTTATTTTTAATGTACAAACCATTCCACTGCGCGACACAAAAATATTTCATCAGGTATTTATGGTGCTATATAATAGTATGCTTAGATTTGTTATTGCTCTGTTGTTTCTTACGACATCCACACTCGCCGCCGAACTCAGAATCGTGGTCCCTTCTGCCAGCGATGGTTATGCTATGAACGCACGAGTTTTCGGTAAGTATCTATCTAGATATCTGCCAGAAAAACCTACTATCGTGATACAGGAAGTGCCTGGAGCGTTTAGCCTTTCGGCTGCGAACTATCTGTATAATGTAGCACCAAAAGACGGAACTGTTATCGGTACGTTCTATAGGAACATATCGTTTCTGGGTGCGCTTGGAGGAACTAATGTTAACTATGATGCACGAAAGTTTACATGGATTGGTTCTACCGCAGATGGTCGCCACGATGCATATATGCTGTGGTCTAATAAGCCTGGTCCTATCGAACGCTATCGAACCGAAGAGATTATCATAGGATCTGAGAATATCACAACCGCAAATCCCGTAGTTCTTGTTCGTGATATAACTAAGATAAAAGTCAAAGAGGTTACAGGATACAACAATTCAGCTGCCGCTAGATTAGCTGTAGATCGCAATGAAGTTGATGCGGTGATATATGGATTGATTGGAATAAGATCAGGTAAGTCTGAATGGATAAAATCTGATAGTAAAGTATTTCCGCTAATACAGTTTGGAAATGGTTTAGTGCGTCACAAAGATTATCCTACGGTTCCTACGCTCGAGGAATATGCTGACGATAAAACTATTCTAAGCGTCTACGAATCGCAGAACATATTGATACGACCATTCGTAGCTCCTCCTGGGATATCACCTGCTCGCGCGAAAGAACTACGCGGCGCTTTCAATAAAGCTGTATCTGATCTAGAATTTCTAGTAGAAGCTGCTAGGGCAAAAATAGATGTTAATCCTATAGATTGGGAAGATTCAGAAGCTATCGTCAGTGCTACATATAACGCACCCGAATCATCATTAAACTACTTGAGGGATATGAAATGAGCTACACAACTATCTACAATGATCCATATGCCCGTGCAAAATATATTGAACCTTGGATCTATTGGGATGATGCTTTCACTGCTGAAGAACTAGAACAAATCGTTTGTTATTGCGAATCGTTCGAGCTTGAATATGGCACAACATTTGGATCTTCAGATAAAGAAGAAGCTGAGAAACATCGTGTGTCGAACGTTAAGTTCCATGAAAGAAATCCAGACACAGCTTGGATATTTGACCGAATTAATTTCGTGATTCAAACAGTAAATGAAAAATTCTATAACTTTGAACTAAATGGTTATAATAAATTCCAGTACACCACATATGACTCTGATAATAGTGGTCATTATGATTGGCATATGGACATGTCAATGGGAAAACATCAAACACCAGATATTGAACACAGAAAATTATCATTAACACTACTGCTCAATGATACTTTTAAGGGTGGCGAATTCTGTATCAACGCTGGAGCAGAAGAAAAACCTGATATACCAGAAATGAAAAAAGGAAGGATTATTTTGTTTCCTTCCTTTATGATTCATAGAGTAGCACCTGTAACTATGGGCACTAGACGTTCAATGGTCGTTTGGGTGCTAGGACCAAAGTTCAAATAGGTTTCATCTTCATCCATTTTTTATTTTTGACTTCAGGTCTAGGCTTACGAGTCTTTTCCCAACCTAACATCAGTTCATGATCGTAGATAAATTTTGGAGTGTTATAACCTTGTGGCATCTTAAGATTGAGTACGTCTCTAGCAAATAATAGGCAGGCGTATATCTCATCAGGGTCTGTGGTACAATTGAAACAACGAAATTCTATTGTGCCATAGTTTCCTTTGAGCGGAACAAAGTTAATGAAATTGCGTTTGCCTAAATCATTTTCATCCATTTTACCAAATTCGATAAACTCAGTCACAGTTTTTGCGTTCATCATTTTGCGTATTTGATCTAGTGTATAGGTATAACTATTATAACCTTTGAACACTTCTTTCGCAAAATCTGTCATCCTAGGGTCTTCGCTATAGTCAGACACTTTTATCAGTTCGTGTTGATTGGCTGCAATAAACAATAACAAACGCTTTAGATAGTTGAGGTCTTGAAACCTTTCGTCTCCTCCAGCATGGATATGTGTTTGTTGGATGCAGCTAGAAGTTGGGGTTATTCCCTTTTTTTCAAACAGCTTAAACAGCTTATGAACGACCTTAATCTGATTATCTATGTCAAATGTTGGCATAGTGTTTATTTCGCCACCAACAGGAGGGTCTATGCCCAGTGGATCTACTGCAATACCTCTGTAAGGAGGTATTGTATTCACGATATCTATTTCGTGATATTCCCATTTGCCTATACTCTTTGGGATAACGAGTGATTTAGGCACGTCACCGAATTCCAATTCTAATCCCCATGATCTCATGTCATTGTCCTGTTTATTGTCATTACGATATTATCTAGTATCAGCTGATATTGTTCGGAAAATTCGTACTTCATCTTTTTTCTTAAAGGAATTCCATATAGTTGTTGTTTAAATAATTGGTGATTACCACCTTTGTATTCGTTTTTCATGGCATGATATATTCTAGGCGTGTACATAAAAAAGTACAAACTGGTTTCTAAATCAATCAACACATCATTATAAAAATCCCACTCATTGCATCCATCGTATCCGTGTTCGGCAATAACAGCTATTCCATTCTGGTCGTGAGCATATTTTGCTGCAACATAACAAGCAACAGAGTTATATCCTTTGCTGTATAGTTTTTTAAATATCTCATTATAGTATATGTCAAACAATTCTTTTTCTGTCATTTTTATGACAATAGGATTCATATTCGTTTCTTCGCATTTTACGAAAGCAAATGATGACTCTTTCTTATTGATAGGCGTATCGACAATTATAGGAGTAAATTTTGTGTTGTTTTTACGGAAACAATTGAACACGAATTCAGAATCCATTCCTCCGCTCAGTGGTATGTAAATATTGCTATATCGTTTAGATATTTTTTTCGTCACTTCTTCTACAGCTTCATGAAATGATATAGGTTTAAATTTGATGTATTCGTTCGCTTGTTCGATATTTGTAGAAAACACTTTATGTTTGTTCGAAAGGCGTTCGGCTAGATTAGTTCTAAACCAGTTGTGTTCTGTTGCCATCTAATTTTTTCCGTGTGCTGAACACAATGTCCCATATTGGAACGAACACTCCATAGTTTTTATTGGGATTATCGTGATGGATTAGATGCCATTTTCCGCTAGTGATAAACGGATACAGATTTATCTTAGCATTATGCTCTACGGCTTCTTGGATAAATGCAGCCCAAATGTAATAAGCTAATATCAACCACCAATGTCCAGTGATAATACCAATAGCGATAGTTGGTAATACCTCTGTTAACCATTGGTCTATCGTGCTTTCTTTGGAGTCAAACCAAAGTAGTGCGTTTTTCCAATGCAGACCTTGTATTGTCTGATTGCTCACTTGTTTATGATGGTCCATATGGAAACGACGCATGAAAGGGATAACATGCGCCGCTCTGTGCATCCAGTACACAACAAATGTCCATAGTAAAAATATCAGTAGGTAATTCATGTTACGTTATGAAATAAGGTTTTGATATGTATTTTAAACCAGATCTACAGTAATCGTGATATTTCTTCAAACCATCCACATATACTGAATATAGATCACTGTTCGTATTGTTTTTTAAAAATGTGTCTCTCAAAGAAAGATATCGTGCAGTAGATTTATCAGATTGATGAGCAAGCTTTATGTGTTTCTTTTCGTAGAATATTTTGTTCTTGAAGAAACGACTCGCTATCATGTTTTTCTTTTCTTTTTCGTTTTCAATAGTCAATAATGCTTGATGCAAAATATGTGCTTGTTTTATCTGTATCATGACTGCTTCATCATGATAACCATTGTAGAAATTTATTCGTTCGAAATTTTCATCAATATAGTTCATTCCATAATGATAAACAGTCGCGTCTTTAAAATATGCGTAAGGCAAACCTTTCGCGTACGCGAGCTCAACCTTTTCTGCTCCAATTATCCAAGCAGTTTTTTTGTTGTTATCTTTTCCAACAAACGAACGAAAATCTCGCCAAAATAAATTGTGTGGGCTAGTATGTGTTCCGATGTACTTGAAATAATCAGAATTGTGTTCTTTGATTAATGAAAACTGATTGATATCTGTGAAAAACTTAGCATAATCGATGATCGTTATTTTCGTATTAGGAAAATTCATAGAATTGATAGTAGGAATAGCATTGAAATAGACGTCTGCATTATGATTGTCATCGGTGCCTTGAGATTTATCTTGCGAAAAAGCACCGACAACAACAATTTCATCTATGTGTATGTTATTATAATAAAATGTTTCTAGAATGTTTGATGAGTCGTTTCCACCAGAATAACATAGTATAACATACTCATAGTCATGACGAATCTGTTGAGCTCTTTCTAAATAAAGCTGCTGTAGCGATTTAGTAGGTTCTGTTTTCCAATCAAATTTAGCGAACGACTTATCATAGTAGTAAAAATAACATTGTTTTTTAGCATTCCAAGCTTCATAAGGCGTAGTGTAGACATTAAAGTTTTCGTCATAATAGAATGTTGCGTTTAATTCTATTGACATTTGTTCCAATCGAGTTATCCGTTAGATTTAACATTAACAGCTTCAATCAGTTTCTGGATATCATCATCAGATAGTTCTTTAAAATCATTTGTTTCTTGTTTAGAAATTAACTTTAACGATTCTGCTCTCAAGTTTTCTCTAATTTTCTGAATTTCTTTCACTTCATCAATGTTCGTTTTCTTAGTGACGCCAACAAGACCAATAACAGTATCTAGTGCAGTAGGAACATTTGGGTCTTGAACAGCTTCTAGAGTACTCAACCATTCAAACGGGCTATAAATTTTTACAAGTTCGTCTATTTCTTCCGGAGTGGTTGGCATAGGAACAGGAAGATTAATTGAAACATCTGAACGACAACGAACAGGCGTTCCATCTTGTTTACGATTTAAATCAGAAGCCAATGATTCTTCAGAAATATTATCTGTCCAATATCTTGCAACGATAAGATGGTCGTCTGGCCATAGTTCAACAATTTTGTAATGAATGTTCATGCTACTGGTCCTGTTCTAGTTCCTGTGTTTACATATGCGGTAATGTTTGCATTACCAGTTACTGCATTTCCTTGAGATCCTGCTGCGCCTCCCGGACCACCAGGGCCTCCACCGCCTCCTGTTCCTTTAGCAACCCCTCCAGTTCCTCCTGGACCTCCAGGGCCTCCAGCACCACTACTTGGAGTTCCTGTTGGACCAGTTGCCCCATTCGGTCCTGTAGTTCCTACTCCTCCAGCTCCACCACCGCCACCAGCATTACCTGCAGCGCCTGCTGCGCCTAAATTTCCTCCAGCTCCAGAATATCCTACTGCTGCACCACCTGTTGTTGGATTACCTGCATTACCATTCGCTCCTGGACCATATCCTGGAGTATACGAACCAACACCAGCAGCACCAACAGGAGTTCCTGCTCCTCCACTTCCTCCAGTATTAGGATATCCTGGTACGTAAGACGCTGGATAGTATGAGTATCCTTCAGAGTATGCTGGATAATAGGAAGACGACCAACCGGTACCTCCGCCTCCGCCGCCGCCTCCGCCACTACCATTGGGTCCGCCATTACCTCCAGTGCCGCCTGGGCCACCGGCACCGCCTGGTCCCCCTGCTCCGCCTGTTAGTGTCGAGACGTTATCTAAAACAACGATAACACCAGTATTAGTTGGAACTGTTAATGATGCGCCACCAGTGCCTCCTGTTCCACCAGTTCCTCCAGTACCACCAACGGTTCCTATAACTCCTGCACCACCAGGAGATCCTGCGCTACCAGCAACTGAAGTCGGTCCACCAGCACCACCAGCACCATTAGATCCCGTGCCTCCTGGTGGTCCGTTGCTTCCTGGCGATCCAGCACTACCTGCGGAGCCTGCTGCGCCTGAAATTGTATTATTATTTTGAAGGAAAATAAACGTACCACCAGTCCAACCAGTACCAGTATCTAATGCTGTTGCGGCTGCAGATGTTGAACCAACAGCCGCATTAATAAACGCAAGCAAATTCAACGGATAAGCTGGATTACCCGCTTGTGTGCGGAGATTGAGATTGTTAGTCGCACCAGTAATATTGATAACCTGCGTAGGTTTAGGTAAGAAGGCTAAAAAAGTCATTTTATCCTTATCTCATGTCTGGTAGATACGAGCCATAGAGGTTAGTTCCGTCAGAAAAAAACGTGATAATATCGAGTTTATTTGCGCCTGTCGAAAGAACAGGAGCAACCGCAGCAGTCCACTTAAATACTGAGTTCCATGTCGTGATCGTGCGCGAACCTGTAGCGTCCTGATACACGCGAAGAATATATGTGCCAACTTTTAGATTTAGTGGCGCTGGCATTGTACGACCAGTTCCAGTAAGCGTTATTGTTGCAACGCGACCATCAGCAACATCCCAAGCTGCTTTTGCTGTTGTGACAATGGAACCACTTGTATCGGTCAACGTCTGTGATAGTGAATTTGACTTATCAATCGTGGTGCCGTTTAGTGTGGTGTTACCAGAAACTATGAGATTTTTTGTAACTGTCATCGAGTTACAAGCAGTCACTAGGCCGCTGGAGTCGATGCGCATGCGTTCGGAGCCAGCCATTGACCAGCTATAAATGGCGCCGACTGAAGTGTTCCACACAAAGGAGTCAGTAGCACCGGCAGTCGGCGTACAGTCCATAGTGACTGAACCAGTTTGCAACCTGAAAACGCCAAGTGAGCCAACTTCAAGTTTTTTACTAGGCGAACTCGTCCCAATTCCCATATTACCCATGACATAAGTATTCGCACCAACAAACAGATTGGTTGAAACTGTCGCACGACCAGCAACACCGAACCAACCAGACGTATTAGTTGTGTGTCCGGCACCACCAATTGTTAGAGTAGAAGAAGCACCACCCATTGTTATGGTTTTGCTTGCACCGCCAAGAGTCGTATTGCCAGAAACAGTTAAATTTGTACCGACTGTAAGACGACCAGACGCTGTGGCAAGACCTGTGATTGTGGTATTACCAGAAACTGTGAGGTTGTTTGTGACTGTAGCAGATTTGGCGATCGTTACTGCACCTGATGACGCAATACGAAATTGTTCTGTATATGTCGTAGCACCATTTCTATTTCCTATTACAAGATGAACTCCAGTAGAATCAATAGCACTTAAACGAAAACCATATCCGGAACCAGAAGACGAACCTCTTAGATCAATACCTCCACTATCATTGATAGTTGGTGAACCTTGCCAAATTTCTAAGTTAGGTACACTAGAAGGTGAAGAACCTGATGGTTGACCACCTTGTGAGATAGTTATTGTTCCGTATGGAGAACTAGTAGCTACTCCTAATCTACCGATAATGGCAGTATTACCACCAACAAAAAGATTGGTTCCTACGGTCGCGCGACCATTGACGCCGAACCAACCAGTCGTATTGGAAACCTTACCTGCAGCGCCGAAATTTGTGTTGCCTGATACCCAAAGATTAGTTGAAACTGAAGCACGACCAAGAACACCAAACCAACCAGTTACGTTAGCAGTTTTACCAGCAGCACCTATAGTAGTGTTACCAGAAACCGTTAGATTAGTTCCTACAGTAGCACGACCAGACGCAGTGAATAATCCCGTAACAGTAGCAGTTCCCTTTGCGGTAAATGCCGTGTTAGAAGTAAGCGTGTTGGCATACAGAGAAGACTCATTAATCGCGAACTGATTGATACGAGTAACAAGTTGATTCGTGCGAGTACGCCACGTATCAAATGTATTAGTAAGAGAGACGTTAGCGAGTAATGCCATTGCTTATCCTATCTTGTCTAAAATGCGCTGCATAAGCGTCTTAAGATCGTTTATATCTTGCTTCATATTATTTATATCGTCAACAGCCGAATTAATTTCCTGTTGCTTTTCACGGGCTTTTTTGTATGCTATAAGCCCAGTTTTGTCTGTATTAAGAATCGCCTGACTAGATAAGTCGCGGACTAGATTAGGCGATTCTTTTACCTTTACGATTTTTGTCATATTATCTCTGCAGTGCGATTGCTCTTAGTTCGTGTATACGAGGTGGATTTGCGCTATTTTCGTTCGTGAATACGATCTTAATAGCGAACTGCTTGAATCCAGTGAAACGAGCCTTACCAGAGTTGCGATACTCAAAAATTCTACTATTCGTAGTATTAGCGCCATACTGGTTGATAGCACGTCCAGATGAATCTGAGATTGCTGTCGTTGGGAATGTTGGCATATCGTAAACGAACTCGATAAAATCGCTACGATTCTGGCTACTTGAATACTTACCTACAGTAGCATATCCTTCTCCTGTAGCTAGATTCATTGGGACCCAACGAGCATCTGAGAATGCATCACTATCTTCCGCATTAAGAACTTTAGCATATACTTTAAGGTCAGAACCATTTGGTTTATATGCCGCAAGATATACACGAAGATCTTCCGCGTCTTGACCGTCGGCAAGATTAACGATACGAGTAATGTAGCGAGACTTAGAGTTGCCTCCAAACTTCACCCAATCTTCAGAAGAACCGATTTCAGTGTTAGAACTGATTAGATTATGTACAACAATATTTGCCATACGACGAAGGTCAACTGCTGGAGAACCTGTTAGATTGAAACTCGTAAGAGTCAATTTGATTTCGCCAGATTTATTTGTTGCCATAGTTGCCGATGAAGCAGAAGTATTAGACTCAATACTACGACTTAGTATGTAACGAGGAGAAGAAAACTCTGTATTATCATTGATACTCAAATTGAAGAATGATGAATCTCTAGCACTAACACTAGTTGCATACTTAGCAGAAGCAGATATTTTTGTGTTAGAAGGTAAGATGCTATCCAACTGTAAATTAACGGTATCTATGACAAGATTATCAAGAGAAATGATTTTTGCGCTATAACCATTTGTCTGACCCTTAACATAGCTGTTCAGTTTGAATATGCGAGAGTTGGCGTAAGCTGGTCCACTATTTGTGTACGACATGTTAGCAACATGAAGTTTCGTATTAGAAAAATTCACTACGTCGTAATATTGGAGTGAACCGACAGGAGTCGTTGTAGAGTATAGTGTACCTGAACCAATGATCACGCCGGTTGTAGGATTAGTGTTACGAATTCGTATCGTTTCTTTTCCTTTAAACTTAACATTAGTTGACACATTTCTAACGGTAATTTGACCCGAAGAGAATGAGGATATGGTTCCAGTAGCACCAGAAACAACACCTTGAACATATGTCACATTCGTATTTACGGATTTCGTATTAGCGAAAGTTGTAGTAGGTTGTAGATTTGTTTCGCCATGAATGAATTCACCGTATGTGCTGAACACGCCAGTAGAATTAGCTACAGTGAAATAATCGCGGTTTTCATTCTTGATTATCATCGTGCCAGGTGACGACTTATCGAATTCAGCATAGTATACATTGAACTTAAGATCTTCAGATTCCACAGGAACCCAAGTACGCTGGTTCGCTGAAGTGAACAAGAATCCAGAAGCAGGTTGTTGTGCAACACGAGTTCCTGAACTAATATCATTTTCACCAAGAACAGCTGTCCAACAATTGTAGTTTGGATTGCAACCAGATGGGATAATCGAAATAGCATATTCTTTATTTTCTTCTAGATATACAGGAGAAGGAAAATATATTGGAGTTGGTGCTGAAGCGTCGTCACTCACGTTAATTTGCGAAGGCTGCATGATAACACGAGAGAAAGGAACAACACGATTCGTAACAGCTGACGTGATAGGATCAAGTTCTTGCAACTGAATCGTCACAGGAAATGTACTATCTTTAGTTGCGAAAAACAAATCAACTTTAGTAACGAACATTCCAGAAGTTTGGTTACGAGTCTTAAGAAATGCAGTTATTAAGAATGACTGAGCAATAGGGTCTGAACCACCACAACTGCCACCACAATTACCACTATCACCTGGAAGCCCACCATCAGCTGGTGGTGCTGGGATAAATCCTACAACACGTTCACCATTCGAAGTTGTACGACGATTCACTGCTCCGGATTTAGATTCTACCAAAGATTGATTCGTTATAATAGGTCTACGAGTAGAAAGTGTTAGTTCTGATACTCCTGCTGTTAATCCTTCTGCTGTATAATATGTTTCAGCAGAAGTTGTCTGATTACCAAACACAAGAGAGTTAGTTGGGTTGTCAGTTAAACGGAATTTTCTTTGACCTGTATGAAATTTTAATGTTGTGTTATTGGGCAGATCAAAGATACCATATATGTTTCCACTAGAATCAGTCGTTAATGTTGTGCCTGCACTATATGTTAGTGGAGTCTGTTTACCTATATTACCTTTGTTGTTATATTCTGCTTCTGTTAAAGGTGTGCAGTAATCGTTAACTTTAACATTATCAAAGAAAGCAAAAATACGACTATTTGTTTTAAGTCCTACAGCTCTAAACAATATACGCTTTGATCTCATCCAAGGTTGAACATTTGTGTCTCTTACTACACCACCGAATGATTGCTTTTCATTAACAGCCGTAACTACAGGTTTAGTACCTTTTCTAACTTCAGTTGTTGGTTTTGTGTAAACATTTTGTGTTGCTGATGTTTCGATAACATCAAATGAACCATCGGCGTTTGGTTTATTGTATGTTCCTGTTGCTGAAGTGATACTCGAAGCAAGAACTTCTTGACCGGTCCATACTGTTTGCCAATTATTCCAGTCTGTCTGGAAAGAATTTGATAACCACATCCAGTTATCTGTGTTTAGATCAATGTTCATGTTGATTTCTGGACGAGTTGTCGTATCACACCAGTAATCGCTTTCTGGTGTTAACTCGATTTCACCAACATAGTTATAGAATGTGCCGATACAGTTTCTGGTTGTTGTGGCAAAAGGTTGATTAACAAGAACTTTGTGTGTGTAAGGTAGAGTTACCAGATCACCTGGAGTTGTTCCAGTTACAGAAGAAATGACTATTGCTGAACCGTCACTTGGAGTTAGTGAAGCACCAGCTCCAAAATTTCCTGTGGCGTCTTCGACATATAGTTTTGCACCTACTTTATGACGAATCGTAGCAGTCGAACCGCCGGCAGTTACAGTTGCGCCTGATTTGAATGCTGTTGAAGGTGGCGTTGAGACTAGAGTTATGAGTTGATCTTTTGAAACACCAGTAGTTGTTACGTTCGAACGAACAACATTCGACGAATTAGCTGAGGCATAACGAAACTCAACATTCTGAACATCAAATAGCGGACGAGCTTCTTTTTTAGCAGTGTCGATAGAAATTTTATAATCTTGGTCGTGAACATTACCTATGTTATGACCGCCGAATGAATCTACGAGAATACCATTCTTAAAGCGATCCAAACCATTAGAGTCTGGGATCAATAGATCTTTAGCATTCTTTTCTAGTAGATTTAATGATGTGTAATATTCTAGAGAATCTACGCGATCACGAATCACGCCGATATCACGCATAGTGAAACGTTCGTTCTTAACTTTTGTGATAGTTGAAGCCAAGTCGAGACGATTTACTTGGCGCGCAACTTCTTGAGAAATTGATGGATACGGCGCAAGATTTATTATAGCCAAATTCATATCATCATTAACGACACTAGGTGTTCTTGGATTAACGTCCGGAACACCTTCTGTTACTCTAAAGGAACTTCCTTTATTCACAGTGATAACATCTTTTCTTCTTAGATAATAATCTAGATCTGTAGTGAAATCTTCGGCTGTTGGTGAGAAATGTAAACCACCTGATGGCTGATCAAACGTGATAGCCAACTTAGGATTCTTAGAAATATTCGTTAATGTAGATACGCTGTTTGCGCTATCTGTGATACGAGGACGAATATCGATGCAGTTTCTTAGATCATATATAGATCCATCGTTTCTAGAATTATATAGAGGAACTTGATAAGTGTAAATTTTAGTTGTGTCTGTTCCAGCTGTAGAATCGTTGATTGGATATGAATCTATAGAAAAGAATCCTACGCCAGATGAATAGCTATGAGTAAAATGGTCGAATTTAACTAGCAAAGATTCGCCATTAATGACAGACAACGAACTGGTAGATTTCTTCACCAACTGCGCATGATTGTAATAGTTATCTAGCATTCCTGTGTCGAGTTCAAAATGACTAGTTACATCGGTGCCATCAGTTGTTGTTGACCAAGTTGCGCCTGTTTTTTTACGAACAGAAACGAGCTGAAACCCATCAGACAACCCAAGAGGCCACGGTCCTGTTGTGTTAGCAGTATATGAAGTTCCTCCACCGACACCAACATTAACCTGAACCAAACGATTACGAACAACAGCCTTAGAAGCTTCTTGTCCATTAATCTTATTCAACTTGACGATAGCTTTGGCTGAAATTGAAGCACCCAACGTACCTTCATTTAGAGCCAAAGTGGCTGTTGTAGAAGGTGTTCCAGAAATGGTGATGCTACGATCACCTGCCTTACCAGTTCCCCCGAGATCAATAACCTGACCAGGCTTGAATTTCTTAAAGTATGGGACGTTCGTTCTGTTACCACCATTAGGTGCAGTTGTTGCAATTGTTCCGTATATATTGATTGACGTATCGCTGTTAACAGAGCTTACAACATAATCACCGCTGTTAGCAACAGAAATGATATCACCCTTATTAACCTGTGTCGAAAAGGCAGTACCAGTTCCAAGATAAGCAGTGATCGTATTACCACCACCAGCTACTGTAACCTTACTTGTTAATGCTGCTGTGTTTGAAACGGAACGCGCAACAATATAAAAGTCTGTACGAGTCGCGCTATCACTCAACACACCAGAACCATCAAAAGTTTCTGACGTATCACCAGTTGGAATGGTACCAACACCTGCAGTATTAAAGGTCACATCAAACGATTTGTTGAAGGTGAAATCGTTCTTAACACTGCCGGCAGTGTTTCTTAGGCGACGAACAGCATTAGCAGGTAGTCTAAAGATAGCACGATCAAATCCACCGTCGTAAGTATTCGCATTCAATCCATTAGAATATAGGATGTCAGCTTTACCATTAGCCGATCCAGTTCCTGTATTAGCAGCAATAGATTGAACCTGAACGAATGACTTACCTGCATTCATGTTAATATCGGTTATATAAATCTTATATTGAGCATCTGGCGCTCCAGGAGTTCCAGAATAATATTCAACACCTCGCACGCGAGCAGTACCGATCTGCGAACCAGGAAATGTTGTTAGTGAATATGTTTTTTCCGAAATAGAATTAGCTTGCGTATCGCGAAGAGTTAATCTAGTCTGAGCATTAACATCCCATGCACCAACGACATTATCGCATATGATGTAATTACCGTAATCTATTAGAGTCTTAGCAGATTCAATAGAAACATAATCTGTAGCCTTACGAACATTCAGACCTGTAGGAACTAAACGAGTTACGTCATAACCTTTAACGTAAGCTTTTCCTGGCTGAATTGTTGCAGTCAAATAGCTGCTATTGCCTGCAGTAGAAAATCCGTAATTCGTTGATGTTTTTAAATTTTCTGAAAGCGAAACATTGAACCCATTTACGATGTAGTCTCCAGACTCGTCTGAGGTACGGCTAGCAATATAGTCGCGAATAGCAGCATATTGTGGTCTATCGTTGATAGATTGAACCATACCATCTTTTACTTGAAGAATTTCTACGAATGTGTTCGATACAGGAGCGGTGATAGCATAAGAAGCAACATTAACAACTAGCTTTAGTCGAGAAGCACCTGGAGCAGCATAGTTGTATGAACCAGAAGCAGGGTCTAGTAGAGTAGAATCCGATAGTTCATTAATGATTTGTTCGCTGATCTCAAAACCAACTTTTGCTGTTGGTGTATTTGTGTATTTTCCAACCACAACAGTTTGACCAGGAACACGAATGAAATGGTCTTTAGCGTAAACAACTCCGCCATCAAAGTTAACAACGAAT